ACCGCGCGGTGGGGAAGGCGCACGGCCTGATCGAGGTAGGCAACGAGAAGATCAAGCCGCGTAAGCGGTGGACGCCGACCAAGGAAAGCCGGCGCAAGTCGATCAAGACGGCGATCGAGAAGTATCAAGCGGGTCACCGCGCAGGCGGTATCAGAGTATAGCAGGGGGAAGCAAATGACCGACGTTTCTATTCCGGCTGCGGCACCGTCCGCACCGGCGCCGACGACCAGTGAAGTCGCGATCAACACCAACCAGACGCATATCCCGGCCCCGGTCGGCAGTCAGGCCCCGGCCAACCCGGACGCGGCACCGCCGGAGGGCTCCAAACACCGTCCGGAAAGTCGCCGGGAGAGCATCCAGAAGGCCTTCGACCAAGCCGCTAAGGAAGCTGCCGACGCGGCCAAAAACGCGCCCAAGGCCGCCGCTGCGAAGCCAGAGGCCAAGCCAGACGGCAAGCTAGACGCCAAGCCGGAGGCCAAGCCGCAACTGCGGGAGCAGGGCCGCTTCGCCCGACAGCCCGACGCAGGTAACCAGACACCTAAACCGGACGCTCAGCCCGCTCCGGGCAGTGAGCCGGCGCAAAAATACGCGCCCCTGCCGGAGACCGCACCGTTCCGGGAAGCGCCGCAGCGCATGAACGAGCGCGCCAAGGCGGATTGGGCCGGCACCCCGGAGAGCGTGCGCGGCGAGATCGGCCGCATGCAGAAAGAGTTCGAGGGCGCCTACAAGCAGTTTCGTGGCGACCACGAGACCATGAACGCGATCCGGCCGTTCCACCAGATGGCGCAACAGCACGGCACCACGCTAGCCAAGGCGTTGGATAACTACGTCACCATGGAGCAGAAGCTTCGAACCGATCTCGTCGGCGGCCTCGACATGATCGTGAACAACCTCAACCTGAAGACCCCGGACGGCCGGCCTATTAGCATGCGGGATGTGGCGTACCACATCCTCAACCAGACCCCGGACCAGCACCGGATGGCGCAGACCACCAGCCAGCAGCAGGCGATGACGATGCAGCTGGGCCAAATCTCGCAGCGGTTGGCGCAGCTTGACCAAACACAAAAGCAGCTTCAAAGTGAACAACAATATCGAAGCGTTCGCAGCTCGGTCGATCAGTTCGCTGATGACCCGGCGCACCATCGCTTCGATGAACTGCACGAGCAGATCAAAGCCGAGTTAGAACTTGGTTTCAGTCTGCCCGAAGCCTACCGCCGGGCAGACAGGCTCTACCCGGCAAACACGGCGGCTCAGACCCGCAACAGTACCCCCACGGCGGCTCAGACCCGCGATACATCGGCTCAGACCCGAAACGAAGACCGGTCCATCTCCGGCTCTCCCAGCGGCGGCGACGCGCCACAACGGCGTGCGCAGCGGGGGCAGAACGGAAAGGCACCGGGGCGCCGCGACGCGATCAATAACGCGATCAAAAAAGTCAGCGGCCAATACTGAACCGACGATCCTGATCAACCCAACGGGGGAATAAATGCCTAACGTAACGAGTAATGCCCAATACCAGCAGATACTCTCAATATCGCTGGAAGACCGCTCCAGCGGTTACATGGACCTTGTGTCCAACAACAACGCTCTGCTCCGACTGATGAAAGACAAAGGTCTGTGGCAGACCTACTCCGGTCCGCGCATCCGCCAGACCCTTCAGATCGGCAAGCAGGTCGCTCAGTGGTACTCCGGCTATGACCAGCTGTTGAACCCGGCGCTCGACATCTTCAACGATGCGTATTTCGACCCGAAAATGGTCGTGGTGCCCGTCGTCCTGTCGATGCAGGAAATCCTCAACAACGAGGGCGACGCGCAAATCCTCGACGTGTACGACAGTTATATCGACGCGGCCGAGCGTGCGCTTCAGGACACCATGGACGCCGGTATATACGGTGACGGCTCCGCTAACGGCGGCAAGCAGATCACCGGCCTCGCCACCGCGGTTCCGATCACCACCACCTCGGGCGTTTACGGCGGTCTCGACCGCGCCACCGCGACGATCTGGCGGACCACCACGTTCGACGCGCACACCTACAACACCGCGATCGGTACGCAGGTTAACTCGACCACGGTGCGGCCCTTCCTCAACGCCATCATGACCAACCGCTCGCGCGGCCGCGATTATGCGGACTTGCTGATCATGTCGCCGGAGCACTACGCGGCGTATGACGCAGCGACGCTGGCGATCCAGAAGCAGCAGAACGACAGCGGCCTCGGCAAGCTCGGTTTCTCGTCGCTCGAATATATTGGCGGCGGCAAGCGGGCGCAGATCGTGCTGGACGGCGGCATCGGCTCCAACATGCCGGCGAACACCACGTTCGGCTTGCAGACCGACAGCTTCCGCCTGCGCTATCACCCGAACCGCAACTTCGATAAGCTGTTTGACGGCGATGGCCAGATGCCGATCGACAAGGACGCGATCGCTCAGTTCATCGGCTGGATGGGCGAGCTAACGCAGGTCAACCCGCTGTTCAACTGGCGCTTCTACGACAGCAACCCGGCTTCGTAACCGAATTGCGCGGCTGGGTCTGGACAAGCCTCCAGCTGCGCAACTAGTCGGGGGCGTCTTTGGTGTTGGTTGCTTCCTTCCGCCACTGACGCCCCCGGCGAACCCACCAGAGGAGGAAGTATGGCTATCAATAAAGACCCGGACGCGAGCGTCATCCCGGTATTCCGGGAGCACGCCGAGCGTAACGAAGCTAAGTCTGCCGCCGCCGGCCGGCCGATCTTCGACGACGTGGACATTGTCGAACTACGCTACCCCGGACGACGGGATTACAGCGTGCACCCCGCCACCGCGTTTTCGCACTGGACCGTGGACCCGCTCACCGGCGAACAGATCAAGGTGACTTACGCCGAGCGCTTCCAACGGCAGTACCAGCAATTCAAGTCACGCAACACGCAGACCAAATCCGGCACGCCACTGGATTACGCCACGTTCTTGACGGAAGGCATGCGCGCCAGTCTGAAAGCGCTCAATGTCTACACCATCGAAATGCTGGCGGCGGTCGACGGGGCGGATTTGAAGAACCTCGGCCCCGGCGGGCGCGACATGAAAAACCGCGCGATGGCGTACCTCGAAGACAGCGACCAGCGATCCGGCGACACTAAAATGATCGCCGAACTGGAAGCGCTGCGAGCCCGAAATGCGGCGATGGAGGAAGACCTCCAGAAGCTCAAGGCTGTGGTTGGCGAAGCTGAATTCGAGGATATGGACCTCGATGAGTTGCGCGAGTACATCCGCAGCGTTACCGGTCACGCGCCGGTCGGTTCGCTCAACCGCAAGAGCTTGGTCAAACTCGCCGTATCCGCCAAGAAAGGCGTCGAGAAAGACGAAGCCGCATGACCCTGCTAACGGTTGTCCGTGATGTATGTGCCAATGTCGGCGTTCAACTGCCGACCTCGGTATTTTCTGGCATCGCGGCCAACCGGACCATGCAGGAAATGCTGGCGCTGGCTAACGAAATGGCGCAGCGCATCGCCTACGACACCCGCGACTGGACGGCGCTGCTCAGCAACGCCGTCTTGACCGGAGACGGCACGACGACCGCGTTCAACTTGCCGGCCGACTACAAGCGCATGTTGCTGACGATGAACCTATGGCGTTCGACGAACACCATGACGCCGATGCGCTTCATCCCCGATCCCGATATGTGGGCGCAGCGACGTGCGTCCAATGCCTATTACGCTTCCTATGGCGAGTGGACGATGCAGGGCGGTCAAATTCTGACCTACCCGGCGATGGGCTCGGGCGTCACCGCGCGCTACAGCTATCTGAAGAAAAACCCGGTCTCGCTGGCGAGCGGCGGTTACGGCGACGCGTTCCTAAGCGATGGCGATACGTTCATCCTCGGCGATCGCCTGCTCAAGCTCGGCATGATCTGGCAATGGCGCAGTGGTAAAGGCTCGCCCTACGCCGAAGAACTCGGCACCTACACCGACGCGCTGGCCAAGGCGCAAGGCTCGGACCGCCCGGCGCCGACATACATTGGCCGGTCGCCGATCTCCAGCCAGAACATCGCGTATCCGTGGATGCTGCCGTCATGAGCAGCTACGCCGCTTTCAAGCGCCAACCAGTGCAGGGGCAGGTGGCGCAGCGGCTTCAGGCTATGACCCTACCGGCCGCTACCCGGGGGCTGGTGCTCAACGAGAACGACGCCTTCATGACGCCCGGCGGGGCGCTGGTGCTCGACAACTGGAAGCCGACCATGCGCGGCATTGCGCTGCGGGGCGGCTGCACGCGATGGTGCGTGCTTCCGGAGACGACCCCGGTCATTTCAGCGTTCGAATACGCTTCCGGCATCACGCGGAAGATGTTCGCCGCTAACGCGTCCAAGCTCTATGACGTCACCACTTCCACGCCGACGCTCGTGAAGTCGGGGCAGGCCAGCGGCAATTATTGCGCCTCGCAACTCGCCAACGCGGCCGGCGATTTTCTCATGGTGGTGAACGACGCCGGCGATTTCCCGCTGCGGTTCGACGGCACGACATGGACGACGCTAAACGCCAGCCAGATCACAGCCAGCGGCCCCGGCAGCGCCCTCGTCGCCACCGGGCAAAATCTGACCTACGTGTGCAAGTACCGAAATCGTTACTTCTTTATCGAGAGCAATTCCATGCGTGCATGGTATCTCGGTATTGACAGCATCGGCGGCGCGCTGGCGCAAATCCCGCTTTCCGGTGCGGCGACACAGGGCGGCAAGTTGCTGTTTTGCGCGGTCTGGAACGTCGACGCCGGCGACGGCATCGACGACAAATTGGTGTTTTGCACTGACCTCGGCGAACTGTTGATTTTTTCGGGCTCGAACCCGGCGGACCCGAATAACTGGCGGCAGGAAGGCCGCTATCAAATCCCGAAGCCGATGGGGATGAACGCGCACATCGCCCTCGGCGGCGACCTCCTCGTGGCGACGACAGAGGGCATCGTCCCGATCTCCTCGGCGCTCACCAAAGACGCTGAGCAGCTTGAATTAGCCATGATAACGCTTCGCATCCGTAGCATGTGGCGGGATCAGGCGATCGCCAAAAGCGCATGGTCGTGGACCATGGAACGCTGGGATGAACAGGGGTTGATGTTCGTCACGTGGCCGGGCGGCGTTGCCGGCGCGCGGATGTGCGCGGTAGTGAACACAGGAACCGGGGCGTGGACCCGCTACGTCGGCTATGACGCCACGTGCTGGATCAGGATGCGCGGCGATATGTTCTTCGGGACGCAGGGCGGCATCATCATGCAAGCCGACCGCACCGGGTACGACGACGGGCAACCCTACGTGGCTACCTATGTCGGCGGCTGGGAGACCTTCGGGGCTAACCCGAACCAGATGGTATGGCGACAGGCCCGAGCCTCGTTTGCGGCCGGCCCAAATGAGCCGTTCCAGCCGCAGATCACCTCGACCATCAATTACGTCGTCACCATCCCAACCCCGCCTTCCGCCGGGCCTGACCCGGGGATATTAGACCTTTGGGATCAAGGGTTGTGGGATACCGCCAAATGGGACGCACCCGGGGCACCGGCGCCCGTGGTACGCGACACGGGGTGGATTTCGGTCGGCATGACCGGCTACTCACACGCGCCGATTTGTCAGGTGACGGTGGCGCAGACAGCTAAACCGAATGTAGAGCTATTGGCGATCGCCGCGGTTTACGACCCGGCCGGCGTCAACGTGTAGGGGGTGGATATGGCGGCAATGGGCTCCCTGTTCGAGAGTTACGACCCGAACGGCAGCGTCGGCGGCATGTTCGCGCCGGCCTATGTTCACGGTTACCAGCCCTCAGAGGACGCGGTTGCCGCGTGGAACGCCAAAAACCGGCCACTGTCCTCAGCGGAGGTCGAACAAACCCGCATCCCGCAGGAATATCAGGCCGCTTCGCCGCTCAATTTCAACTACGGGGACGCCCGAGGTGCGGTGGACCCGGAGGCGCTGCGCGTGGCGGCACAGGGAGGCTCATACGACATGAGCGCTCGCCGTGCCGCCATCGCGCAACGCATCGCCCAAAATCAGGCAGCGCAGAAGGCCGCGCAAGCGGCGTCTGCGCAAGCGAACAACCCCTTCGGGCCGAACTTCGCGTCGTATTTCACGGCGAACGCCGATCCTAACTCGCCGCTAAAGGGTCTGATGACCGGTGGCGGCCCGGGGATATACAGCGGGGGAGGTAGCTTCTACTGATGCCCATCGAATATGCCTACGGATATGATCAGGCTGTCGCGTCGTTTGTGGCGAAGCTGATCCCGCATTGCCGGCGCGGCTTCGGGCCGAACGCACGTGCGATCGGTATCGTCGAAGGGCAAGAACTGATCGCGGGCCTCGTCTACCACAATTACGACCCGGACGCGGCGATCATCGAGATATCCGGGGCCGCACTGCCCGGCCGTCGCTGGCTTTCACGTGAAACGATCCGGCGGATGTACCGGTTCCCGTTCCTCGACTGCAATTGCCAGATGGTGGTGCAGCGCACCCCGGCGGACAATGAGCGCCTGCTTGGCATGCTCGCCGCCTACGACTATTCCTTCATATCCATGCCCCGGCTGTTCGGCCGCGATCGGCATGGCGTCATTTGCTGTCTGACCTACGAAGCATGGGCCGGCAACCGCTTCAACCAACGCTTTAACCACCACATCCAAGACCTTCCCAATCCTCTGTTTCGTGAGGCTGCCGAATGAACCCGCGAGACAGCATTACCCAAGCTCTGGTGAACATCCAGAACCCGCCGCCCCAAATGCAGATGCCGTTGGGGCCGATGAGTATGCCGGGCACGCCCCAAATGGGCGCGCTGGCAGGGATGAACGCGACCGGGCCGGCGTCGTCGCCACTCGGCGGGATGCCATCACAACCGCCGATGCCGATGACGGGGGCCGGTGCACCTCCCACCCCCGGCATGCCGCCGGCTCCCGGTGCTCAGCCTTCGCCGGCCACACCGGGGGTCGGTGCGCCCGCTCCGCAAATGCCTCAAATGCCGCAACCGCCGCAGTCACAAGGGTATTAGGATATGGGTAAGCCCGACGCCCCAACACCCCCGAACCCGGTCGATACCGCTCGCGCCTCGACATCAACCAATGTCGGAACGGCTATCGCCAACTCGTTCCTTCAGAACGTCAACCAGAACACGCCGGACGGCAGTCTACGCTATGATGTGACCGGGAACTACAGCTGGCACGACCCGTATACAAATACCGACGTCAACATCCCGACGTTCACGGCGACACAGCAGTTATCGCCGCAACAGCAAGCGATCCAGCAGCAGACCAACGCGGCCAAAATGAACTTGGCCGGGATGGCCAACTCGCAGTCTGCCCGAATATCGCAGCTGCTTGCGAACAATATGGACCTCAGCGGCGCGCCGGGCGCCGGTAATTCCACTTCACTGCAAGACATGCCGTGGGCGCAAACGGCATTCGGGGCCACTACCCCGCAGCAAAGCACCTTTGGCGACGCCGGCGACATCACGCGGTCCTACGGCGCCGGCGACTTCTCGCAGGACCGGCAGAACGTGCAGGACGCGCTGATGGCGCGCCTCGATCCGTCGCTGGACCGCGAGCGGAGCAACATCGAACAGCGCCTCGCCGATCAGGGTATCCGCTACGGCAGCGATGCGTATTCCAACGCCATGCGCGATTACTCGACGCAGGCCAATGACGCACGGCTGGCCGTCGTCGGGCAGGCCGGGCAAGAGCAGCAGCGCATGATGGACATGGCGGCGCAGCGAGCCGGCTTCGAGAACAGCGCGCAGCAGCAGGCGTATGAGCAGCAACTCGGCCGCGGCACCTTCGCCAACCAAGCCAACGCGCAGAACTTTCAAGAGGCGGCGACGCGCGCCGATTACTACAATTCCGGCACGGCGCAGAATTATCAGCAACAGCAAGGCAACTTCAACGCGGCAAACCTCGCGCGCCAACAGTACCTCAATGAGCAGTATGCGCAGCGCAACCAGCCGATCAACGAGATCAACTCGCTGTTGTCGGGTTCACAGATCGCGAACCCGAATTTCGTCAACGCGCCGAACAATCAAATCCCGACTACCGACGTCGCCGGGCTGATCAACCAGCGTTTCAACCAAGATATGAACGTCTACCAGCAGCAGAGCCAGAGCTATAACACGCTGATGGGCGGCATCCTCGGCCTCGGCGCCGGCGCGATGAAGCTGTCCGACGAGCGCGAAAAAGACGATATCATCAAAATGGGTACGGTGTTCGCGGCCAAGCCGGAGGGCGGGCAAGCCGAACTGCCGATTTACGAGTACAGCTACAAGCGCGACGTGGACGGAGCGCGCCACGTCGGGCCGATGGCGCAGGACGTGGAAAAGGTCGATCCGCATGCTGTCGTCAACCGCGGCGGGCGCAAGTATATTCGGCCGGATCGCGTCATGGGGTCTATTTTGGGGGCGAGGTAAATGGCGGGGGATATCGGCAGCTTCATTTTCAACGCCAACGAGCCCGGCGGCTACTCCCAAATGGAGCTGCGCCGGAAGATCGCGCTTGCCATGCTCGGCCACGGCAAGGGCCGCGGCTACCCAAAGAACGTCGGCGAGGGGTTGACCGCGATCGGCGACAGTCTCGGCGACCTCGGCACCATGCGCCGGCTGGAGGCGATGGCAGCCGCCGAGAGCGCCGGCGACAAGGGGATGATGGCAAAAATCTACGGCGGCCAGCCCGGCGCCGTGCCGGTGCCGTCGGCGCCGCCGGTCCCGCGATCCGTGCCGCGCCCACAATCGGCTGTCGAAACCCCGGACGCCGTTCCGGTGGCGGACGCCGGCATGCCGCAGCCGACCGACTACGTCTATTCCGAGAACCAGTACAACCCGCTGGACCAGTCCTCCGATCTGCGTGACCAGCGCGCGCCCTACGTCGCCCAACTCGACGCCGACCCGGAAGCCAAGCTGAAAATGGCCGGGCTCATGAGCGCGGAGGAAGGCGGCGGTGCCGGCAACTCCACGGCGCGGCAGGCCTTGGCCGAAACCATCTTCAACCGCGGTCTCTCCCGAGGGTATTCCGACGTCGGGAAGGTGATGGACCCGCGCTATTACGAGCCGATGCAGGGCAGCGGCGCCTATGAGCGGCACGTCGCCCGGCTGCAATCCGACCCGGCCTACC